AATGGCGTTACCAACACTTACACCCAAGAGCAATACTAGCGTTTCAGTACTGCCGGTAACGGGCACAACCGACCGAGTAATCGACGCACTAGCAACGAGTGCCTACAACTCTACAGAGTTTGTCGCAGGTGCCGTTTCTCAAGTAACTTACGTTTACAGGAAATTGGGCGGTGATGTTCTTGATTTAGAAATTAAAGAACAGAGTGTTTATGCCGCATATGAGGAGTCATGTTTGGAATATTCATACTTAGTGAATATTCATCAATCAAAAAACGTTCTCTCGGATGTCCTCGGCAACACCACAGGAACATTTGATCATAAGGGCAATATGGAGACTGGACCCCTTTCTGCAAGTTTAGGTGGTACTCACGTTCAACTTAAGTTCCCATCTTTTAACTTTGCGTATGCGAAACGAGTTGCTGACGGTATTTCTGAAGAGGCAAACATAGGCGGAAATATTACTGTATATTCAGCATCCTTAGACGTGGTAAATAACCAACAGGATTACGATTTACAAACAATAGTTGCAGCACTACCAGAACATTCTGCATCCGTCGGCAACAAAAAAGTTGTTATTAAAAAAATATATTATAAAACACCGAATGCCATGTGGAGATACTACGGATATTACGGTGGCATCGGTGTCGTAGGCAACATGTCTACATATGGTCAGTATGCTGATGACAGCACCTTCGAGGTCATCCCACCTTGGCAAAATAAATTACAGTCAATGGCTTTCGAAGATAGTTTCTATACTAGGTTGAGTCACTATGCTTATGAATTGAAAGACAATAAACTAAGACTATTTCCAGCACCCTTAACTGCTGTAGCCTCCAAGATCTGGTTTGAATTTTCGGTACCGACCGACTCTTGGGTTACAGTTGAAGGACACGATATTGGCATCGATGGGGTGAACAACATGAACACATTACCCTTTGATAATATCCCTTATGAAAATATTAATTCAATTGGTAAGCAATGGATCCGTCGTTTCGCCCTCGCGCTTTCTAAGGAAACTCTAGGACACATTAGGGGCAAATTCTCTTCTATTCCGATACCGGGAGATTCGGTAACGCTCAACGGAGCAGACTTAATATCTCAAGCACAAACTGAGCAAACTGCTTTGAGGGAAGAATTAAAGACTGTTTTGGACGAACAAACTTATGGTCGTTTAATGGCCAGCGATGCAGAGCTGGTCGAAAATGCTGGTAGCATCCAAAGCAAGGTTCCGATGATAATATTTGTAGGTTAGGAGGTTTTAGATGTCAGATAACGATAATGTCTGGGAACAACCTTCAGCACCACCTCCCCCGTTGTTCACAGGGAAAAAAGAAAAAGATCTTGTAAAGCAAGTAACCGATGAACTCACAGAGAGAGTTATCAAGTCGGAGGTTGTTTATTACCCGATTAGTCTTAAACATAGTAGTTATCATTCACTATATGGCGAATCGGTAAACAAAAGCTTTCTACCTCCCATCCATATCTCAGCATATGTCGAGTGGCAAGGCACAGAAACTATCGCTACCAATCTTGGTGTTGATAAGAAATCAACCATAGTTATTCACTTCCATAAGAGACGCCTTACCGAAGACAAGAACCTTTTTGTAAGAGAGGGCGACTTTGTATTATATGGTAAGAATAACTACGAGATTGTATCTCTCGGACAACCACGCCCACTATTCGGTCAAATAGATAGTCAGATAGAAATCGTGGCCACTTGCATAAAAGCAAGGGACGGAATATTCCCAGAACAAAAGCCACTTGCAACAAATGTAGACGATGACCCGCGACTTACAGCACCACCCTGTGACCCATTACAGGAACTTCGCGTCCTAGACGGCACAGGAACCGATACAGGAGGTTCCGGCAACACCCCTGCCATATGTGACGAGGTTTCCGAACGTCCCGCAAATCCGCCACCACCGCTCTTCACAGGCACAAATGAAACTAATCTTGTTAAGCAAGTGAGCGACGAGGTATTAGAACGAGTTATCGGCCAACAGGTTGTCTATTTTCCTGTAAGTATTAAACACAGCAGTTTTCATTCTTTATACGGCGAGAGCGTAAACAAAACTTTTCTGCCACCCATCCGTGTTTACGCTGCGGTTGATTGGGAGGCCTCAGAAACAAAGACAGAAAATTATGGTCTAGACAGGAGATCTAAAGTTACCGTTCGATTCCATAAAAGGAGAGTCACAGAAGATCAGAACTTGTTCGTTCGCGTAGGCGATTTTGTACTTTATGGATCCATTCTTTATGAGATAGTAAAAACGGGACAACCGAAACTTCTCTTTGGCCAAATCGGTCAAAAGTTTGAAATTGTGGCCGAGTGTATCAAGGCGCGTGAAGGTGTATTCAAACTATCGCCACAAAAGCAGGATGGTTCTCTCGTTGATATCACTTCTATTGACCCTTGCGAAAACGCTACGTTCATCAATACCGGCGAGGGAGAGAAAAACACCGGTGCCAATTTGGGATCTGGCAAGGGCATCTTTGCTGATAAGTTAGGAAAGAGTTTAAGATTCAAATCCCTGATAGCGGGAGACAACGTTACTCTAAGTTCTACATCGGAAGAGATAACAATTACCTCTACCGCCACAGGTTCTGTCGATACAGCTGTGTCTGCCTCGTTCGCTACCAACGCCGACACCTTGGACGGGATGCACGCCGCCGACTTTACTTTGCAATATATTACATCAAACGGTGCAGTAACAACAAACACTTTATCGGTAGCAGACCTCTCGGCATCAGTTAATATATCCGCATCAGCGTACTATGGCGATGGTTCTAACTTAACTGGCCTCTCGACGGCCTCAAACTTAAACCAGGTTACTAATAATGGTAACACGACAACAAACGATATAACTGTCAACTCCCTCACGGCCTCACATAGTGTATCCGCCAATACCTTTATGGTGGTGAGTCTGGATGGGAATATCACGGCCGCCAGAGTTACTTTGACCGACTATTCCAATAACGAAAACTCTTATTCAGGGAAAATCGTTTATATTTCGAATACTGGTTCTCTCGGTTCTGTTGGACCCTTTGTCCAGTCAAACAAGTATTATTTTAACGAAAACGGAGAATGGCATGCAAGTCCGTTCGTATCCGGATAAGGGAACTATTTAGAGTATGGCCGATGATTCAGTTCTAACAATAGAACCATCCAAAATAGAAACGGTAGACTTTGCCCTCTTTGAGTGGATGGACAAGACTATGGATATTCACGCTACGACAAACAAGGGATTCGGTAAAGTACCCGTTGTGTGGGTTAGTGGAGAGAGATCTTTCCAAATTAAGAGCAGGAAAGAACTTAGAGATTCAGAAGGATCACTTATGTTCCCAGCAATTTCGGTAGAAAGAACTACCATCAATAAGAACCCCACCCGACGCGGCTCTTTGCAGGCCTTCTTGCCACCAATCAATAAATATAATAATTTTAACATTCATGTACACAGTCAGGTAAAACAGACTAAGAGTTCAGACTACGCTGCCACCAATTCGAAAAAATCCTTTGGCCAACAAAATTTTCCATTCGACAATCCGAATGTGGTGTACGATAACTATTATATAAAGGCACCGACCTATGTTGATATGTCATACCTCATAACTTTGAGGACAGAATACCAACAGCAGATGAATGAAGTGTTACAACCATTCATCGTCAAAACGGGAAACATCAATAGCTTTGTAATCGAAAAAGACGGACATCGTTATGAAGCATTCATCCAACCAGACTACGCTCCACAAAATAATGTGGCAACACTTAATAACGAAGAGCGAATATATCAAACTCAAATAACGGTTAATGTACTTGCATATCTCTATGGAAGTGGTCCAAATGATGATGAACCCAAGGTATTTAAACAGGAAGGCCCCGCTAAAATTAAAATAGGTGGAGAAAAAACCATTTTGGGCGACCCAACGACCAAGAAAATATAACAAACATAGATTTTGGAAAAAAAACCTACTATTTAGATAGAGAGCAAAGGTTTTTCGCTACCCACCCGATGAGGAGATCATAGTAATGGCAGATACTCGTAAATTTAGATTTGTTTCCCCAGGAGTTTTCTTAGATGAAGTAGACAACTCACAACTCCCCAAAATACCAGATGAGGTAGGACCAGTTATCATTGGTCGTACTCTTCGTGGTCCAGGATTAAAACCAGTTCGTGTTGAATCACTATCTGAGTTTATTGAAGTTTTCGGAGAACCCGTCGCAGGCGGAGATACTGGAGATGTATGGAGAAATGGCAATAGAACATCTCCCATGTACGCTACTTATGCAGCTCAAGCATGGTTGAAAAACACAAATGCCCTTACTGTTGTCAGACTCCTCGGAGCCCAGCACCCAGAAGCAGTTGTAAATGCTGGATCTGCCGGTTGGGATGTTGACAATGCTGGTACAAGCCTCTCAACCAACGGCGGTGCGTATGGCCTTTGGGTCATGGCATCTGGATCCAATGACCTTACCGGCACACTTGCTGCCGTTTGGTATGTCAATACTGGTCATGTAAAGTTGGAAGGTAACTTCGCAGACGGAGGCGCTACTGGTGCTACAGTTTCCAAAGGCGTCATGGATGTCGTTCGTAGTCAAGGAAGCGACCACCAGTACAAAGCAGTTATTATGAATGATACCACTTCCGTGATCACAGCCTCATTTAACTTTGAACCAACTTCAGATCTTTATATTCGTAATGTGTTTAATACAGATCCTACTGCCCTCGGCACGATCAACTCAGTAACAAAGAATTACTTCCTCGGTGAAACATTCGAGAAAAACCTCTATACTGTCGCGGGAACATCGACTTCATTTGCTTATGTAGCTCCTATTACTCTAGGGCACAATCACAAGAGAGAATTCACAGAAGCGAAAACAGGTTATGTTATTGCTCAGGATTTTTCCTCGGACAATACAAACTACGATCCGACCGCTATGGACAAGCTCTTTAGACTTGTTGCTATTGACGCAGGAGAAGAAGTACAAAGAACAGTTAAAATTTCGGTTTCCGATATTAAGGCCTCTCTCAATCCAACAGAACAACCATACGGTACTTTTACCATAGAGGTCCGTTCTATTAGTGATACAGATGGCTCCAAGAAGGTCTTAGAAACTTTCTCACAATGTAACCTGAATCCTAATTCGCCAAACTTTATTGCTAAGAAATTAGGCGATAAGCACATGACGTGGGACAACGATAAAAAGAGATACCTCCAACTCGGCAGTTACGCGAATATGTCCAAGTACGTTCGTGCAGAGTTAACAGAAAATGTGCAGAACGGTTCCCAAAACCCACTCTCTCTGCCCTTCGGATTCTTTGGTCCCGTTAGACTAGAAGACAACGTTTACGTTGCCGGAGCCATGACTACCGGTAATACTATTGAAGAGGCAGACTCACAGAATGCGGCACTTGTGACTGATCAAACTATTGATTTGAACGTATCTGGTGCTTCTTCAGAATCAGGTTCACTTCTATCCGCACGAATGGTCTTTCCAAAAATATCCCTAAGAGCGAATACAACAGAAGGAGAAATTACAGATCCTTCGTTGGCGTATTTTGGGTTCGATACAACTCAAAGAAACAATAACAGATTTGAAAAGAGTGTCCTTGATCTGTTAAGACCAAACCCGATAAGTTATAATACCTTTGCATCTGGTTCTGCTGGTTCTTCAGGTAACTATCACCATGTGTTTTCTCTTGATAATATTAAATACTACTCTGGTTCAGGCGGTGCCACCCTACACGGTGCCTACTCTGCCACAGCGAGAACAAGTGGAGAATCTCTAACTTGTACCAACCCGACTGTACCATCAGCAGGCACATCATATAAGGGTACTTACTCATCACCTCTTGACGCAGGTTTTGACTCCTTTACTATGCCAATATTTGGCGGCGCTGACGGACTTGATATTACTGAAAGAGATCCTTTCCGCAATAGTCTGTTGTCAGGTTACACAACTGACGAATCAAGTTATGCCAGATACTCTCTTAAGAGAGCGGTTGATTCAATTTCAGATCCAGAAGTTCTTGAAATGAACCTCGCTGCTATTCCTGGTATTACAGATACCGGCATTATAGATCACTTAATTACGACATGCGAAGCTCGCGCAGATGCTTTAGCAGTTATTGATCTTCCTGGCGGTTATGATTCCATCTATGAGTCAACGAGTACAGAACAGAGCCGTTTAGGTTCGACAACGACTGTTATCAACAATCTCAAAACTAGAGGTCTGAATACCAGTTATGCTTGCGCTTTCCATCCTTGGGTACAGGCAAAAGATACGCTCGGTTCTAGCGGATTGATATGGATGCCACCATCCGTCGCTGCCTTGGGTACATTCTCAAGCAATGACAGAAAAGCAGCCCCTTGGTTCGCTCCTGCGGGATTCACTCGCGGCGGTCTGACCGAAGGTGCAGCAGGCATCCCAATCGTAGGTGTTCGCGAGCATCTTACTCGCAAAGAACGAGACAAACTCTATGAAAGAAATGTAAACCCAATTGCCAAGTTCCCAGCAGAAGGTATTGTTGTGTTCGGACAAAAGACGATGCAAACAACTCCATCAGCACTTGATAGAATTAATGTTCGTCGCTTGATGATACACGTTAAGAAAGGGATCTCAAGAATCGCATCTCGCATGCTTTTCACTCCAAACGTGAGTGCAACCTGGCAAAGATTTAAAGATGAAGCTAATCCTTTCTTGGAACAAATCAAGAATGAATTCGGTCTAGACGACTTTAGAGTAGTTCTTGATAGCACCACTACTACATCAGATCTTGTAGACAGGAATGTTATGTACGCCAAGGTTCTCTTGAAACCAACGCGAGTTACTGAATTTATTGCGATTGATTTTGTAATTTTGAGAAGCGGAGCATCTTTTGATGACTAAAAGCAAAATAGAAAGTAATTATATTAAGGAGAACATACAAAATGGCAGCATCTAATTTCTGGTCCAGTAAAACATCTTCACCCAAGAGAAGTTATAGATTTCTCTTGTCTATAGGAGGCGGCGGCACCGGACTCGGCGGAGAAGAGAACTCCTGGTTAGTAACACAGGTTAAAAAACCAAGCGTTACTATTGGCGAGGTAAGTCATAAGTACCTTAACCACACCTTTTATTATCCTGGACGAGTAGAGTGGGATAACGTTCAAGTTACTCTTGTCGATCCCGTTTCTCCGAATGCATCAGGTATGATGGCTAGGATCTTAGAGGATAGTGGTTACTATGTACCGGGAAATTCTACTGTCACCACCGCGATAACAAAAGAGAAGGCAGTTAATGCACTCGGGGTTGTTACCATAAAGCAGATTGGCAATGATAGCAACGAACCTGTTGAAACTTGGGTTCTTAACAACGCATTTGTCACCAACATCGATTGGGGCGAACTAAATTACGAGAGTGACGACTTAACAAATATCACAGTTACGCTAAGATATGATTACGCAACTTGCGAAACTCCAGGAACTGACAGGAAAGAAGGTCAGGGAACATTCTTCCGAACAACCACCTAACCGTGTCCTATTATACAAAGTTGCAAGAAAGTTAAGAGGTCATAATGACAAGAACAAGAAATTCTGATAAGATCGGTGCAGCTCCCGAATCTTCCGCTCCAATATCTTCTGTGAACAACGAACTGAATTTTGTTACACCTACCGAGTTCGTTGATTTGCCCTCCGGCGGCATTCACTATTCAGAGGATCACCCGCTATACAATCAAGAAACCATAGAATTAAAATATATGACAGCAAAAGAAGAGGATATCTTAAACTCAGAGGTTCTCTTAAAGAAGGGCATAGCAATTGATAGGATGTTACAGAACCTTCTGGTAAATAAATCAGTACCAATAGACGAATTGCTCATCGGCGACAAAAACGCCCTAATCGTGTCGGCAAGGATTTCCGGATACGGTGCTGAATATCCCGTGATGATTAACTGCCCATCATGCATGGAAAAGAATGAACTAGAGGTGGACCTAGAAGAATCGAAAACTCTCTCCGGCGCTGTAAAAGACAACATGGCGAATCTTGAAGATATTAAGATTTCGGATAGAAACATGCCAACACTTACTTTGCCCCGATCTGGAGTGCAGGTGGAAATTAGGTTTCTCACGTCTAAAGACGAAGCAGATATAGAAAAAGCGGAGAAGTTAGCACAAAAGCACAAACTTCCTCCAAGTCAGTTGACAAACATATTAAAAAAGATGATCTACTCTGTTAACGATAACATAGACAGGGCAGTAATAAATAACTTTGTTTCGAACATGCCTGCTATGGACTCCAAATATATTAGAGGTATTTACAAGATTATTAATCCAACACTAAAACTTGAACACGACTTTTCTTGTAATAGTTGTTCGCACAATGGGACCGTGGAGGTTCCCATTACCGCCGCGTTTTTTTGGCCTGACAGATGAATACATGGAAAACGTCTATGAAGAGATCTTCAACTTAAAACATCACGGTGGGTGGAGTTTCATAGAGGTATATAATTTACCAATCCAACTCAGGCGTTGGTTTCTTAAAAGATTAGTAAAACAATTTGAAGATGAGAGGATAGAGATGGATAAGGCATCTAAAAGAAAATAGTTGCTTTCTCTTCTCTTTACTATTTATTAGTTGGAGGACTATCTTATGGACGAAGAACAACCCACGACTATCAATCTCAACGCTCACGCCAATGGACAACTTAATGAGTCTTTTGTGAAGATGTTTGGCAACTTTGTAAAAGTTGCTATGAGATATGTTTTCGGAGATAACATTGGAATACCCGTTAGTGTAAAGGGAACCAAGCAACAACTTGGCGACTTTGCAAACGTCCTCGGTAGAGAGAAGAGATATCTACAGGCATATCAAAAATATGGTCTAGACAATCCCATGACCCATCGCAACCGAGCAAGTCTTAACTCTGCGGTTAGAAATTTTGAGAGAAGCACTAAAATTACGTGGCCGTTTAATTAGGAGTAACAGATGAATCAGACAGATGTTAACGCTCTTAATGATGCGATAAAAGAATTAACTAAACAACTCAAGGATGGGGGGAGTCCAACCACTCCCGGCGGCCCATCTTCACGCCCAGTACGCGATACATCCGAGAAAACCGCTTTTAAGTTTTTGGACGAAAAATTAAAAAAA